TCAAATCAGACAAGGCTTTAATTGGTGGACAGTATGCTAAAAAGAAAATTAACTGGGATGTAGTTAAACGCGTGGTACAGGGTGTGCCAGATATTCCAGGCCCACATATCAATGCAGTTGTTGCTGAAAGTACATTCAGACCCATTGGTGATCAGATGAGTTTTGATATCAATGCTCCAGTTGAAGTAGAAAGCATTGCCACAGGCATGATGTTGATCAAACGCGAAGTATTCGAAACCATGATTGAAAAACTAGGTGACGAAATCAATGTTATCTCTGGCGGTTCAGAAACCATGGATCCTAAGACCATGACTCGTATCACAGATCCACATCGCAAAGCCTATGCATTCTTTGACGTAAGCATTGATCCAAACACCAGAGCCTATACCAGCGAAGACTTTACCTTCTGTAAACGCTGGAGACAGGTAGGTGGTCAGGTATTCCTAGCACCATGGACTCGCACCGTACACGTTGGTACTTATGAGTATGTTTGTGATTTGGGCGCAGTTGCTCGCTATACACAACAGATGATGGACCATAGCCCAGGTGCTAACAGTGCTCCATTCCCTCAGAGTCAGCCAGATGCTTCGATTAAACCTACACAGGTAGCTGTATAATGTCAGCTGGAATCAGAGACAAGGTAGCTGCTGGTCAGGACATCACGGGACTGAAGCTCATGGGTCCAGGTGGTGAAGTCAAGGACAACAGATTGGTCAGTGAAATGGGTGAAGTTACACTGACCAATGAATTCCTGATCAGCCGAGAGTTTAGCAGTGCCAATGATTTTAGTATCTGGGTAGAAAAGGCTCATGCCGAAACCAATATGCCCAGAATGGACATAATCATTGACTATTGTCAGAGTCGAGACATTGACATCGAAGCAGTAGCACCACTGATTAACAAAGTACTAAAAGAGCGAATTAGATTAGAAGCCGAACAGGCTCACTTAATGAAACCCACAGGAAGATTGCCCATATAATGACAGAGTTTGAGGCCTATAGAATGTACCTGGCCCTCAAAGCTCACTTCCAGACCGATGAATATGATGTAATAAAGATGCGAGGACGTATTCGAGCATCCAGAAAGAGCTTTGATGGACTGGGTAAAGAGTTTGCATTTCGCAGACTGGTAAAATTATATGATCGTGAAGAATCTGTCTGTAACTTTATGCTTAGCAATTTTGTTACAGGCAACCACTGGGGTGGTGTATTTGACATCGAAGCTGCCAAGACCTATCAGGCCTGGCAACGACGCAATCAGAGTCTGGGCTATGTGTTTAAACAGGAACTAGAACAATTATTTAATGAGGCATCCGAAAATGACATTTCTGATATTTTTCAACATACTAGTGGCACTCATCCTTATATACTCAGAGCGTATCTGAGAAAAACCATAGGTCCAGAAACACTGGTCATACTTAATCGCATTGAAAACTTTGTTGATGTTCTAGACTTGCCCGAGGATGATCCAGTATGGCCAGACATCAGACGATTGATTCGTAAATATACACCTTTTATTAAAATTAACTTGGAAAAATTCATAGAAATATATCATGGGTTCAGAGCTAGAGGATAACATCATACAGGAGCGTGTTACTCAGCTCGAAGACGCTGTTCTTAATCTCAGTGCAGATCTACAGCATGTGCACATGAGAATCAAAGAGATACAGAACATGATCATTAAGATTGCTACCAATCAGCAGCAGTTAGCTGAGAGAGTATCAATGTGGCCATACATAAAAGTAGAAACCGCAAAAAAACGTCGGCCACCTAAATCAGGTGATTGACAAAATTATAAATATATTATATCATGTACTTGATGAGTAGTATTTTATCATGGTAATACAAAACAAAATACAATTTATACAACTTATACAACGCATATACAGGAGATACAATCATGGCATTTAACAGCCTATCAGAACTAAGAAACAATCGTGGTAATTTTGACAACCTCATGAAAGAAGTTGAAAAGATTGCCAATCCTCAGGGCCAGGACAATCGCGACGATGATCGTTTTTGGCAACCCACCGTAGACAAAGCAGGCAATGGTTATGCAGTAATCCGATTCCTAGCAGCACCTAAAGGCGAAGAAATGCCCTGGGTTCGAGTCTGGAGTCATGGATTTAAGGGACCAACAGGTAAATGGTACATTGAGAATTCATTGACCACTATCGGTAAGCCCGATCCAGTTTCAGAGTTAAATTCAGAGCTCTGGGATACTGGAACTGAAGCCAACAAGAGCATTGTTCGTGATCAAAAGCGTCGTCTTAGCTACATTGTTAACATTTTGGTCATTCAGGATCCAAGCAATCCAGCCAATGAAGGTAAAGTCAAGTTATTCAAGTTTGGTAAAAAGATCTTTGATAAGATCAAGGATTCAATGCAACCAGAATTCCCTGGCGAAGAACCAGTTAATCCGTTTGATTTTTGGAAGGGAGCTAGCTTCAAGCTCAAGATTCGCAACGTAGAAGGTTATAGAAACTACGACAAATCTGAATTTGATGCACCTAGTCCTTTATCGGATGACGATGCCAAGATTGAGGCTATCTGGAATCAACAACACAGCCTAGTTGACTTTTTAGATGCTCGTCATTTCAAAACCTATGACGAACTCAAGAAGAAATTAAATGATGTATTGAGTGGTGCTCCTAGAGCAGCAGCTCAGGCTGAACATGTTGATTTAGCAGCACCAGTTGCTAAACCAGTAGCAGCACCAGCAGCACCTGCAGTTGAAGAAACAGCTGATGATGATTCAATTAGTTATTTTGCCAATCTAGCAGCAGAAGATTAAACCATCCCTTAAAGAAGGAAGGTTTGGGAGGAGCTTAAAACGCTCCTCCTTTTTTATGTAGCGTGGAAGCCCCGCATTAACCAATTCTCCAGTGCATTTTCGCTAGGACGCACACTGGGGCCAGGAGCAAAGATCATGGGAGTTGTATCTGCGGGTTTAACTGCGGGTTGTTGATTTATGATTACTGGGGCTGGCTGTGCATTCTGATCTATGAGGTTCTGATTGTCCATCATGACCTTTTTCATTTCAGTACTGGTATCCTTGGGTTTTTCTCTCCAACCAGCTTCACCTCGCCAAAACCCTTCATTACCTTCAAAATAATTCTTTTTAACACCTTCATAGAGTCCATAGGCACTACCGGCTATACGACCCAGTCCGGCGCCTATGGCTGCACCTGGAATAGCTCCAACGCCACCAAATAAAGCACCTACACCAGCGCCAATGCCCATGCCTGCCATCTGGCCTAGTCCACCATAGGCTAATACATTGCCTGCGGTATCTAGTCCTGCACCAGTTTCAGTATAACCTTTTTCCTTGGCTACATCAGCACCTGCACCTAGAGCCATGCCGCCAACCAGACCACCCAGCCCGCCAAATAGTTTACCTCGTATTACATTTTTAGGTTTGACCTTGGCAGCTCCCTTTTTAGATTTCTTTTTGCCATCTTCGCGATCAGTGCCAGGTGCACCAACTGGTGTATCATCTAAAACATCACCAACTTCATTTAATAGCCCCTTGCCAGTAATTAAACCACCTATGGCTTTGACAATTTTTCCAAATCCTGTAAGTATTAATCCACCCAGAGCTCCTAGCAATGTATCCATGATACCGCCACCCTTGGGTTCTGCGGTGCCTGTAGCCGTAGCCGGAGGTTTAGCAACACTGCCTGCGGTTCCTGCACCTTCGAATAGTTTATAATCGGTCGGGCTAAGCTGTGTAGCAAAGACATTTTTACTAGTAGCCGGTGGTGTCGCCATGGCCAGCATTTTGGTTTTAGCCGCAGTTGGTGGAGTACCAGCTAACCTACGTGTCAGGGTGGCTATGCTGGCTCTGAGCTGTACGCTGTCAGCATGATTGCCTGAACGCAGATTATTGATGCTGTCTTCGAGTTCTTTGAATATGGTCTTTTGTTCTTCAGTGGCATCTTTTAGTAATTCTTCCCGACGCTGTGTCTGTTTAACAAATTCCTCAAAGATACGAGCCTCGGATTTAGCTCCAACATTGCCTGCAGCCTGTAATGACTTGGCAAATGCAGCCAGTTGTTCTGAGCTAATTCGCAGGGGTTCGGCTTCGCGTTGGGCCAGACGTTGCTGGCCCGCTGCTAGATCTTTAAGAGTCAGTGCCATTATTCAGCGTAGCGTCCA